ATTGAATAATGTGGGGGTGGTATGTGGTATGACTCCGTTCTTATATTTTTCTGGGTATTTGGGTATGTGCCACGTTTTAGTTTTTCTTTTATTTAAAGGGTTTTTTGTATGTGATGTAAATCACATGGTAAATTTTTGGTTACGTTGCGTTACAGGTGTTTTGTAATGGGGTTAGTATAGGTAAGAGAACAAATTATACAAGTGCGCCTGAAGCGCACACAATATAAGCGACTCTTTGGGAGTCGCACAGTAAAACACCGCCTTTCGGGGCGGTGTACGTGACCGCCTTCGGCGGTCCTATATAGGTAGTTTTATTTACTTTTATAATTATGGTTTTATTAGGTTATTATTAGCCGATGTAAAAGTAGGATTGGATAACTTAATATGGGAGCCAAAGCAGGTAGTCAACATCACAATGTTGTTCGTCTAGCCAATGATAAGAAAAAAGTTTTAGAACACGTTTCCAATGGTATTGATGTTTCTGTAGCCATTGGTATGACTGGTCGTAAAAAAGAAGTTCTGAAGAATTGGCTTAAGGACCCCCATTTTGCTAAGGATTTAGAGGAAGCCCGATCTAACGGATCGGACTTGATGGATACTACGCTAGCCAATGGTAAAAATATTGATTTTGCTACGTTCTCTAAAGAGTTTCTTGGCAATGAGGTGTTTCCTCACCAGCAGGACTGGATTGATGTTTTGGAGGGTAATGAACCTTCCTGGCTCCACCCTTCAATGTCGTACGAGAAGGGTAACCAGAACCGCCTTCTGATTAATGTTCCACCTGAGCATGCTAAATCTACGGTTATTACTGTTGGTTATTCTACTTACCGTATTGCTATGGACTCTAACGTCCGTATCATTGTGGTTTCTAAGACTTTGAATAAGGCTCGCGAGTTCGTGTATTCGGTGAAGCAGCGTTTGTCTCACCCACGTTACGCTAAACTACAACAGGTTTATGGACCTGCTGGTGGCTGGAAAGAGGACGCTGACACGTGGAAGACCGATACTGTGTATCTTGGTCAAGAGGCACGTGACTCGTCCGAAAAAGACCCCACAATTCAAGCCCTTGGTATTGGTGGTCAGATTTACGGTGCTCGTGCCGATCTCATTATTCTAGATGACGTTATTACCACAGCCAATGCCCACGAATGGCAGAAGCAAATGGAATGGCTACAGAAGGAAGTAATTACTCGTCTCGGTAAGAACGGTAAACTTCTCATTGTAGGCACACGCATTGCTGCCGTAGATTTTTATCGCGAACTACGCAACCCTGACCATTGGTCTGGCGGACGTTCACCTTTCACCTACCTGGCTATGCCAGCCGCTTTGGAGATTGCTGATGACCCTAAAGATTGGAAAACCCTTTGGGAAAAGTCAGATCGTCCTTGGGACGGTGACGAAGACGTTGAACCAGATGAAGACGGGTACTATCCTAAATGGGACGGTCCAGCCCTCTTCCAGCGAAGAAGCGAAGTTACCGCCTCCACCTGGGCGCTAGTTTACCAACAACAAGATATTGAAGACGATGCAATCTTTAACCCCACCATTGTTAACTCATGCGTAAACCGTATGAGGAAACCTGGCACACTGAAACTAGGTGCTGCTGGGCATCCGACAGAAGGACAATGGGTCACGTTCATTGGCATCGACCCTGCTATGACTGGCAAGACCGCAGCCATAGCCTACGCAGTGGACAGAGAATCTGGTCGCAGATTAGTGCTAGACGCACACAACATGACCGAACCAACACCAGGAAAAATCCGCACACTCATTGAAGAGTGGGTCAATCTATACAAGCCTATCGAACTTCGTATCGAAATCAACGCCTTCCAGAAGGCATTCGCTTTGGACGAGGAACTACGTCAATGGCTTGCTAATCGTGGCGTACGCTTCTCCGAACACTTTACTGGCAAAAACAAATGGGACACCAATTATGGTGTCGCAGGTATGTCAGGCTTGTTCGGTACAATGCGTGAAGGCAAACACAACAAAGACAACCTGATTGAGATTCCAGACCCCCAATACCATGAAGGTATCAAGGCTCTCATCAACCAGTTGATCACTTGGAAGCCCGACACAAAGAACCCTACAGACGTAGTGATGGCTTTATGGTTCTGTGAGATTCGAGCCAAAGAAACAATTCAACAATCTGGTATCAAAACATACTACCAGAACAGTAGGTTCCTGACACGTAGGAATGCTGCACAGCAATCAGTTGTCAATCTAGACGATTTGGCAATGCAACAACACACAATTTATCTTTAAGGATATTCATGGCACTCACGATTGAGCAAATTGCTGACAAGGTAACAAGCCTACGTCAGAAGTATTACTCACGCGACCAGCGATATGCTGACATTACAGCAGTACGTCGTGGTGACATGGAATCCGTATACCCAGACATGTTCCCAGAAGGCATGTCTAAGCCAATGATTGCAAACTTTTGCGATGTTGCTGCACGTGACATTTCCGAGGTTCTAGCACCCCTACCGTCGTTTAACTGCCATACCGCTAATACAACGTCTGACCGCGCTAAGAAGGCAGCAGACACACGCACAATGATTGCCAACAACATTGTGGAATTTTCTGGGCTACAAACCCAGATGTACTCTGGTGCTGACTGGTATGTAACCTATGCCACATTGCCAGTAGTAGTTGAGCCTGACTTTGAGGCTCGTATGCCACGCATTCGTGTAGAAAACCCAATGGGTGCTTACCCAGAATTTGACCGCTACGGACGATGTGTATCATACTCAAAGCAATATCTTAAGTCTATTCGTGACCTGATCCTAGAATTCCCTGAATACGAAAGTCAGATTCTTGGACCGCTACGTTACGAACAGAACCTTGAGGCTCAACTAGAACTCGTTCGCTACGAAGATGACAATCAAGTTGTTCTCTACCTACCGCAGCGAGCAAACACTGTACTACGCAAGACAGCAAATCCACTTGGTAAACTAACTGTGCGAGTCGCACGTCGACCAGGACTTGATGTCGATGATCCACGTGGACAGTTCGACGATGTACTATGGGCACAGATTGCTCGTGCACGTTTCAGCCTACTTGCTATGGACGCTGCTGAAAAGTCAGTCAATGCACCTATGGTTGTTCCTAACGATGTGCAAGAGTTTGCCTTTGGACCAGACGCAGTTATGCGTACCCAAAACCCAGCAGGTGTACGTCGTGTAGGTCTAGAACTACCTAGCGGTGCGTTCACAGAACAGCAGATTCTTGAGAACGAAATGCGTATGGGTTCACGCTACCCAGAAGGACGCTCAGGAAACATCAACGCTAGTGTTATCACTGGTTCTGGCGTACAGGCACTACTTGGTGGATTCGATACCCAAATCAAGGCTGGTCAGCAGATCCTTGCCGAAGTATTCCAAGAAGTTTTATCACTTGCTATGGAAATGGATGAGAAACTTTTTGGCGGCAAGAAGAAGGTTGCTGGCACATACCAAGGTGCACCTTACCAGTTAGAGTACGACCCTAAGAAGGACATCAACGGAGACTATTCCATACAAGTTCGGTATGGATTGATGTCTGGACTTGATCCTTCTCGTGCTCTTATCTTTAGTCTTCAGGCTTTGCAAGCCAACCTAATCTCTCGTGACTTTGTTATGCAGGAACTCCCTTGGAGTGTTAACGTATCAAAGGAACGTGAACGTATCGACATTGAAAAGATGCGTGACTCTCTTAGCGGTTCGCTTAATGCCCTTGCTCAGGCTATCCCACAGATGGCTGCACAGGGACAGGACCCATCAGATATTGTTTCTAAATTGGCTATGGTTATTGAGAAGCGTCGTGCTGGCATTGAGATTGAAAATGCAGTGACTGAAATCTTCAAGAAGCCTGAGCCACAGCCAGCACCGCCTGAACAACAGGCTCTACCGCCAGGTATGCCAGAGATGATGGGTGCTGGTCAGAGCGTTGCTCCAGGCGAACCTGCTCCAGTCGAAGCGCAACCAACTGGTGCTCCTGTCGAAGCAGGACCTGGGGCAACACCACCTGTGCCACAAAACCTACAAGAAATTCTTGCTAGAATCGGTGGATAAAAATGAGCGAGGAAGTCTTTAAGAATAAACTAAAAGATTTACTTGACGAGTACGGTAAAACATTGCATCAAGATGGTGCAATGTGTACCACATTTTTTCTTACCGCAGAATTTTTTGATGGTGATGGGAAGTATTGGGCTTCCACTTTCTACAACGATGACAGTACTCCAGTTTGGAGAATAACTGGCTTAGTGCAACATGCGCTAGAAAATGATTTTATAGACGAAGGGGATGAGGAATAGTGCCTAAAGGTGGATACCGTAAGCCAAATAATCCTGCTCCAGTATCAGGTCCAGGAAAACTTTCACGTCGTACCGACGGTGGACCTACACAAGCAGCGAAGTACATTCCTGCTGGTGGAAAATATGGAGAGGCTAGTGCACTAAGAGATATGCAACAGTCAGCACCTATGCAGGGAAACCCTACACCAAACATGCCTACACCAAACGTTCCAGCACAGTCAATGCCAACTCGTCCATCAGGACCAGTAACTGGCTTGTTTGATCCTACTCCACGTCCAGGTGAACCACTAACTGCTGGTATGCCTTTCGGTGATGGAAGCAATGTTCCTACTGTAGTTCCACCACAGGTGGATGATGTTGCTGCACAGATTCGTGCTGCCTACGCAGTGTACCCTAATGAACCGCTACGTCGCTTAGTTATTGCTTTAGACGAAGCAGGTCGCTAATGCCTAAGAAGAAGGACCCTCGTCCGTTTGCCCCTACAGGT